TAAACCTTTTATTACTTCTACATTGCAACAAGAAGCATTCAATAAATATAAATTTAAACCAGAACAAACAATGATATATGCACAAATGTTATATGAAAAAGGATTGATAACATATATAAGAACAGATTCACCGAATTTATCAATAGATAGTATTAATGAAATAGAGAATTATATAAATAAAACATATGGCAAACAATATTTTAATTTTAGACAATTTAAAAGTTTAAAAAATGCACAAGGAGCTCATGAAGCGATACGTCCTACTAATATTAATACATCTATAGACAATATACAAAAATTAATATATAATAATATAGAAGATGTAATAAAATTATATAAATTAATATGGTTAAGAACGATAGCTAGTCAAATGATACCTTGTATTAATGAAATAACTAATATTAAAATAGAAATGATAATAGATAAAAAAAATATAGATGATAACAGTTTTGATAATAATATATGTTTACCATATTTTATACATTCTATATCAAATACTATAGAAAAAGGTTATAAAATAATTTATGACAATAACAATGACAATAACAATGATACTGATAAAATTTTAAATATTAATATAGGTGATATTTTAATACTAAGTAAATTTATAGCTAATGAAACATTAAATACTCCAAAACAATACTATAATCAATCATCATTAATAAAAGAATTAGAACGAAATGGAATAGGCAGGCCTTCTACATATGCAACTTCTATACAAAAAGTTTTTACCTATAATTATGCTAAAATTGAAAATATAAATGGTTATAAAAAAAATATTAAAAATATAATATTAGATGCAAATATATGTAAAATATTATATAATGTAAAAAGTATATTAGTAGGAAATGAAAAGCAAAAAATAGTGATAACAGAAATAGGGAAAATAGTAATAGAATATTTAATTAAAAAATTTCCTATTATGATGGATTATAATTATACAGCAAAATTAGAAGAAAAATTAGACATGATAGCAAATGGATCTATTATGTATAAAGATTTTTTATTTGAATTTAGAAATAATTTATTGGAATGGATTAAATAGAAGTGATATTGGAATTCATATTAGAAGGAGCTAAATTAGAACCTTGCCAAAATGTATCATATGTATTATTATTGGTTATAATTGAATTTTGATTAATTAACTGATTGATTGGAGTTGCTAAATTAGACATTATTTGATCATTCGTTATTGGTACATTCATACTTGGTCCTAATTTATATTGAGGTGAAATACTCTCTAGTGGTATAGAAGGTGCTAATGTTTGTAATGCATCATTTGGTGTAAATTGAGATCCAACTAATGCTGAATTATGTGAAGAATTCTGAGTACCAATATTTTGTATATTTTGTTGATTATTTAGTTGTTGTTGCATTTCAATAATAATAGCATTTTGTGCATCAACTAATTGTTTTGCATCAGATAGTTCATTTATTTGTTGATTAATAATATTTTTATATTTAGTGCGCATTAATTCATATTTATCAATTTCATAATAATATTTTGTAATATATGCTTTATTGTATATACAAACGACAATAAATAATATTATAAATAATATTAATATATGTTGTATGCTAATTTTAATGTTATTATTAATATAAAACATTATATATATCTATATAATATATTAGAAATAAATAGATAAATTGACAATTAAATTTATTATATCATTATAAGGAATTATGAATGTATTTATTAATGATATATTTAAAAATTATATTATCACATTTATTCGTTCTAAAATATTAACTAAATTAAATGAAAATGAATTTAATATGATAGCTAAAATGTTAATAGATTTGATAGAATATATATCTATACGTTTTAACTTTAATCCACAAAAATATTTTGAATATGAACAACAATTAAAACAAAATAATAATAAAGATTTAATAGCAATATTTAATCTATTATTACCATATATTGATGATAAAGATGGTAGTTATATTTTACATAAACAAATATCATATTTAAGTGATATATCATTAAAAAAAAATGATATAAAAGTTATTAATAAAAATCCATATACAATAACTAATTTGCAATTTGGTTTGGCAAATATAACTGATGAACATATTAATTCTAATTATATTTCAAGTAATGCTATCAATGAATATCATTATTCAATAAATGATATAGCTGCTAATTTTCATTTATTATTAGGAACTATTGATCAAATATCAAATAAATTATATGTTAATTGGTTAAATATTAGACCTATACATCCTATTAAATATAATGAAACTAGATTATATAATTCTAGTTATAATTATATATTTAATACAATCGATAAAAAACATATATGGCAACCTAAACTAAATACATTTAAATTACATGATCAAATAAATAGATACAATGGTTTATCTATAGGTGATTATTACAATGTGATACATCATAATTTATATTTTGCAATCAAAGATTACAAGTGGTTAATTTATGAATATAAGAAAAATACATTATATGATATGTATATAAATATAGTGTTTGATAATTTTGTAAATATTAAAGATTATTTATTAACTAATATTGATTATATACAAATTGATGAAAAAATAAAAGAATCATGGTATGATGCAAAAAATATTTTAATTAATAATATAAACAATGATACATCTAAACAACTATGTTATAATATTTTATATTATCTACAACGTAAATATTCAGATAGATATATGATGAAAAATTATATAGAATTAAAGATGCCAAATGATGAAGATGATGATTTAATGTTTTTAGATTTAATACAATTTACAAATGATACAAGTAAAATACCGCAAAATGATAATATAATAAAATCATGGAATAGTTTAACGATGGAAGATTTATATAATTATTTATTAGAAACAATTAATAAATTTAGGAAAACATGGTATGGATATCAGATTTTTGAATTAAATCATGACAAACCTAAATTTGGAAATAGTTATTTTAAAATATATAACAAAAATATATATTATAAATTATCATTCAAAGATATATATAATTTTGCAAAATCAATATTAATTACTATTTTTTCAAATAATCTACCACTTAATAAAAAATCACAAACAAATTCTGATTTATTCACTGAAGATACTATTAAAAAATTAATGAAATTCAAAAATTATAGATGGTGTGATCTATCTTCTCATGATAATGATGATTATGAAGATGATGATTATGAAGATGATGATTATGAAGATGATGATTATTCTATGTTTAGTGATAATAATATACCAATATTATTTGGTCAAAAGCGTAAATTTTTGATGATATTAAATAATTATGATAAAATGAAAGGTTGGTTTAATATATCAAAAATTTTGACAATGAAAGAAATGGATTCAGATGAAAATATGCATAATAGTATAATAGAAACAATATTTAAAAAATTACGTGATATTGTATTTGAAAGTTTAACAATAGAAGGTTTATTAAGTGAATTTGTAATAGATAAAAAAAGTACTGATAAAATAACATATTCAGAAGAAACTATACGTAATAATATCAAAACATCAATATTTAATAAAGATAGTATTGAATATTATAATGATTGTATATATTATTTAACAAAAGACAAATATAAAAATTTACCTTCATTAATTACTGAAACACAAATTATCTCTTATTTTGATTTATTGAAAGATGATAGATGGTATACATTTTATGCAATGGATTGGATTTCACAAATTAATTTTTTTCATAGATATATTAATAATCGTATTATAATGATTACTGGGGCAACTGGAGCTGGTAAATCTACGCAAATTCCAAAATTGCTATTATATGGTTTGAAAATGATAAATTTTAATAATTCTGGTAAAGTAGTATCTACTCAGCCACGTATATCACCTACTATATTGAATGCTGAACAAATATCTAAAGAAATGGGAGTAGCTATTCGTTCTTATTCAAAAATATATAATAAAAAAATCAGTAATTTTTTGGGTTATATACAATATAAAACTGCTAATGATGCACATCAATATAATACAGATTATTATTTTAAAGAAATGACAGATGGTACATTAGTAGAAGAATTATATAATAATCCATTATTAAAAAAACATAATGCAGAAAAAGACGAAAAAAGCAAATATAATTTTGATTATGGAATTACAAATAAATATGATATTGTTGTTATTGATGAATCACATGAACATAATAAAAATATGGATATTATATTAACTTTAATGAAATATGCACTTTATTGGAATAATTCATTAAAATTAGTTATTATATCTGCTACTATGGATGATGATGAACCTATATATAGACGATTTTACAAATCTATTTATGACGATAATATGTTTCCATTTAATTTACATAATCATTCTACATTTGAACATATAGCATATATGCCACAAGATGGTTTAATTAAATATAATATAGATAAAAAAAAAGTAGTAAATAAAAGTATAAATAGTATATCTCGCTTCCAAATAGATAGACGCATACATATTTCACCACCAGGAGAAACTACACAACATAAAATTATAGATAAATATTTATCAATAGATACTAAAAATTATGATGAAGCCGAACAAAAAGGAATTGAATGTGTACAAAATATAATAAATAATCCTAGTATGAATGGTGATATATTATTTTTTACACATGGACAAAAATCTATTGAAAATATTGTAACAATATTAAACAAAAATACACCTGATAATATTATAGCATTACCATTTTACGGCCAATTATCCAAAGAATGGCAAACTTATGCTGAACAAACACAACTTATACATGATTTCACTATTCATAAAAATGACATTCTTAATGAAATAAAAATCACTGGATCTGGAACACGTGTTCCTAAAAACACATATAATCGTGTTATTGTTGTTGCTACTAATGTAGCAGAAGCATCTATTACTATTAGCAAATTAAAACATGTTATAGATACAGGATACTATAATTCAGTAATATTTGACACTATTAATAATAAATCTATTCAAGAAATCAAACAAATAACTGAAGCTAGTAGAAAACAAAGAAGAGGTCGAGTTGGCAGAGTAAGTAGTGGATGGGTTTGGTATATGTATGCATTTGGATCTAGAGAAAATATATTTCCAACATATAATATATGTACAAATGATATTAGACCAGATATATTAAAATTAATGCGTAATGATAATAAGGAAGAATTATTAATTGATAATAATTATAATATATTAAATATTATAAACAATAATCAAATTAAACTACGTGGTATTTTTCCAAATACTGAATATACAAATTTATATCTAAATATATATGATCCATCCAACGAATTTAAACAACTAATTAATACAAAATTTGTTATAACTTTTAAAAAAAATATACATGATATCATATATTATCATCATACTATCACGCCATTAGATGATAATAAATATTATTTATTTTACAATAAATATAATAATATTAATAATTATAATGATATCCATACACGATATGAATCTGGATATGATACTACATCTATATTTGATTTATTAGGAACATTTTATATAATACATCCAGGAGAATTAACAATTAGTAGAAATATGCAAACAGGAATAATTGAATTAAATAATATAAATAATAAATATAAAATAAACAATTTCTTTAGTAAAACAATATCTCCTATTAAATCATTGTACTATTCTAGATCTATAATATCATATCATAATTTAAATAATAACTATAAAAATACTATGGAATTATTATCAAATACAAATAAAATTATAAATAATATACAATATGTAAAATTTCCATATGCTACATGTAGATATAAAAATTTTTATAATAACATAGATACTAAAAATACGTATGATATATTTTTTAAATCTGATTTCAATAAATATTATACCAAAATATCAAATATAATTGAATTTGACAAAATACAAGGAATTGAACAAATTGATGCTACAATTAAAACTGGTTGCAATATCGCAATTATTTATAGCATGTTATTTAATCAAAATATTTATAATTATATTTTAAATAAAAACATTAATAATACAAATTTTAATCTAAATACTATCAATCATACTATTTCAACTGCAATATGTGGTATAATTTCAGTAATATTTGCATTTGGAACGAAAATATCTGATTTATTACAAACATATGAAATTGATGGACAAATAAAAAAAGATTATAAAAATACTCTTTTTCACAATATTATTTCACCTTTTGGAGATCTTATTACTTATTATAATTTATTTAATATGTTTTACACTGATTTTGAAAATGTTTTTTTTAATGATATAAATAACAATATCAATAATACTATAACTATATATGATTACAATGATTATAAAAAATCATATTTAAATATTAAATTAAATATACAATCACTATTAAATAATAAACAAAATCCATGGAATAATATCAATATGAACTATAATGATTTTATTTATTTTCAAAAAATTGATCAAGATGGACTATTAGATAAAGATAGAGGTATCGAAAAATATAATGATCTTAAAAATACTAAAATAGTACAAACGAATGTAAATGATGAATATGGCAAAACATTAATTAAATGGGCATTAATAAAAAAATTATCATATAAAAAATTAATTAATATGACAAAATATTATAAAATCATTATTAAAAAATATATTAAATGTATTCAAGACAAATATATTGATTGGTTTTTTACAAATATCCCTATTTTTAATGGTAAAACATTAAATGACAATATAATAAAATGTTTTTTATATGGATTTTCTAATAATATTAAAATTTATAATAAAATTAATAATATGCCTATTTATATTGATCTATATGAAAGAAATAATTATACGAATACTACTATTGAAGAATCAAAAAAATTAACAAATATGCCATATCATGATTATATTTTATATATTGCATATGATAATAATAATTCAGAACCAACTTTAATCAATAAAATAGAACTATTATGGCTAATAGAATATATTCCTGACATTATAAATAATATATATATGAAACATGACACCACTTATTTTAAATTATTTAATGATATAAATAATATACCAATAAAACAAATTATAAATAAATATAAAGAAACCACTAAAAATACCAATATATATTATATATTTGAAAATTTATAATAATTATTTCATATATCATTCTATTACATATAAATAAAAAAATTGAAATTTTTTTTATTTGGTAGATATAATTAACTTATTTTATACCTTGCTACGAAAGATGTCATCTCAACAATCACACACTTTCACTAACTCTTCTGGATCTTATGGCTCTTCTGGCTCTTATTCCGGACAAACTTGGTCTTCTGGATCTTCTGGATCTTCTGGATATACTGGATCTTCTGGATCTTCTGGGTCTTCTGGATATACTGGATATACTGGATCTTCTGGAAATAACCAAAATGTAAACATGATGTTGGCAATACAAAACCATTTTTTTTGTGGTTATTAATTGCATTTTATTTATTTTTATTAAGTTAATATATTTAACATATTTAATAATTTACTAGGTTCTATTCTATTTTTTCTATCACATAATAGATGTATTAGAATATCATGTGCTAATTGTATTTCTTCATCATTTAATAATACATTACTTTTTAATTTATTTAACAAATATATTTTATCATAATATTCTACATCTTTTAAATCACCGTTTACATCACAATATTTATAATAATATATTCCATTATTATAATTAATAAAATCTACATCTGTTATGCATTTTATTAATTTCAACTGTTCTATATCCAAACTTTTTTTAGTATATTCGCAATAATCACTATCACTTGCTAAATCATCCACATCTGGTTCTGGATCCAATATTTTCTCACCAACTAATATTTCATAAAACAAACAACCAATAGACCACATATCAACAGAATAATCCCAATTACAACCTAAAATAATTTCAGGAGATCTATTGATACGTGGTTGTATAGTTTTATCAAATATATATTCATTATTTTTAATTTTATGTGCTATACCTAAATCAGATAGAACAAAATTAATATTATTTATATCTATAAAATTACGTGAAGTTTCTGAAATTTTATTCTTATAATATAATTGATTATGTTGTTTATTGCATATTTTATTGAATTCTTTTATTAATTGATTACTTGCTTCTTTTAATAATTGTTTTACTAATGCATTATATTTTTTAATATTATCTTTATATATTTTTGCACGTGTATGTTGCGATTTTTTTAACTTATCTAATCCTAAATTATTACAACATGCTTTGCGTTTTTCATTTAATATTATACATATATGTGTTTCATCTATATATTTCTTGAATTCTATAAATAATGGATCCATTCCACTTAATAGTATATTAGATGTTTTAATATCTGTATGTGCATAATTATTTTTATTAAGTACTATCAATCCATGACATATATTATGTAATACTTTTAATGCCAATTTAAATGGTAATTGTTTATTGGGAAATTGATTTTGTAATGTTTTCAATGTACCATTACATAATTTCATTACTATACATATATTCATATAATTACTTCTTGGATTTCTTACTTCAAAATATTCTACTAATTGTGCTATATTATCTATATGAGATTTTGAACAAGCTAATAATAATAATGCCTCTTCTTTACCATCTTCATAATAATCTAAATTTTGTATTTTAATTGCATATAAATTTGAATCAATAATATTTAAAGCAAGCCAAACAGATGAAAAATTACCCATGCCTATTTTATCTATTAAAATATACTTTTTCTTTAATATCATACCAAAAAATTCATCTCCTTTAGTTATTTTATTATCATCATCAGAAATTTCTGATTCAGATATATCTTCTTCTGAACTCATATTAATATAAATTATAAATAATTATTGTATTAATAACGTATAAATAATATAATAATTATTTATAATTTATATTAATCAACCCATCAATTTATATATTAACATATAAAAAAATTGATATTTTTTTTCATTAAACAATATAATATATATATATATATAACTAACTACTATTAAAATGCCACCAAAAATGAAAACAGAATGGAATTATATTCCTACAAAAAAAGACACCAAAAAAAATATTATGCAACCAAAAACACAGCAACCAAAAACACAGCATAAATATGATCAACATGATCAACATGATCAACATAATCAGCATAAACACTATGAACAAATAAAACCAATATATGTAAATAAGAAATATAATACGATAGATGAAGCTAAAAAAGATAATTTTGAGATACAAGTATATGTATATAATCATATTAAAAAACTTTATAGTGAAAATGATATTATAACTGCAATTAAATTAGTAAAAAGGATTGGAACAACACCAATTGATACAATTATGTGTTTGGCTAATTTATTTTGTTATGTAGCTAAAGTAAACAATATTAGTGATATGCAAACTATTATTGAACATATTGCACAAATAGACACTAAATTAGTTGATTATATAATCAATGCACAAGTACGAAATTATACTCCTCTTATGTATGCAGCATATAATATTGCACCAGATAGTATTAAATTTTTAATTAACAATGGAGCTGATCTGTCTATTAAAAATATGCATAATGAAGGAGTATTAGATGCAGTGGAAAGTGGATTGAAAGCTATTTTAGAGAAAAATGGGGAAATTTCTATTTTTAAACAAAAGGACTATGAAGAAATCCACGAATATATCAAATTTTGGACAGAAAAAGGAGAAAAAATATTGACAGGTTATGATGTCAGTCAATTTTTAACAGAATAAAAAAGTTTATTTATTTATTTAAGTATTATTATTATATATATAATATTCTATATGAATAATAATAAATCATTGTATGAAATTTTATGTGTTGATAAAACAGCTTCTTATACAGATATTAAAAAAAGTAAAATTAAACTATTAAATAAATATCACCCTGATAAAGCAAAAACTGATGAAGAAATACAACATTTCACTGAAATTACTGCTGAAATAAATGAAGCATATCAAATATTATCTGATGAAAAAAAACGCGCTATATATGATGCTACTGGGTCTAAAAATAATATAGATGAAATAAAAAAACAAAATGAAATGGCTATGCATGGTATTCCACCAGAAATAGCAGCTATGTTAGGGATTAATAGGAATAATAACATGAATTTTATGTTTAACCCAGATATAATTATAAATATAGAAGCATCATTGATAGATATATGTAAAGGTATTAAATTAAATAAAGAAATAAATAGATCTATAATAAAAAATATTGATGGAAAACAGAATAATGAACAAGAAAAAGAAATTATAGAAATAGTATTTGCGAGTGGTGTTAAAAATGGAGAAAAAGTAATAATAAAAGGCAAAGGAAATAAGTTAATAAGAAATAACAATGTAAAACAAGGAAATGTTATAGTAATATTAAATGAAATCCCACATAATATATATAAACGATCTCCATATAAACCATTCGATTTATATATGACACAAAAAATTAGTATATATCAAGCATTATTAGGAGAATTTAAATTAAATTTAATAGATGTATATAATAATCATTTTACTATCATATTTGATAAAACTATTATTAATAACAATATGGTTATGAAAATTGACAAAAAAGGTATAAATATTAATAATAAAATAGGTGATCTTTATATTATATTTGAAATAGATATGCCAGTATCATTATCTGATGATAAACGTAAATTATTAAAAAAAATGACTAATTATGTAAGTGAAACACATGGAAAAAAATATGATATATTAACAATTGATGAATTACAAGAATATCTTAATACAAATGATTTAGAAAATGATGAATATGAACAACCAAATGTTACACATAAAGAATGTGTGCAACAATAAAAATTGATTTTTACAATTTAAAAACCATAATATATATAATATAACAATGTCTACAATTACAATAACATTTAGTGAATCAGTAGAGAATCATGTAGGAAATCAACAAATAGGAAATAAATTAGATAAAGGAATCGGTATAGAACAACTATTTATTTTAAAATCTGAATTTGAAGCAAATAATTTTCATTGTGAATATTATGATTTATCATCTTTAATACATAATTCTGAAAATGCAGGAATCCTAGTTATAAAAAAATATTTGGATCAAAATGATCATTTAGATATATTTGGTACATTATCTAATTTGAATTGGGATAAAAAAGCAAAAATGCGTGGAATCGTTAAAAATAAACGTGCTAGACATAACTTATGTTTTGCTGATTTTTCACAAGAACCAGATTATGAAAATGGTAATGGGCGTATATATGATTTTACAGCAGGGACTATTTTAAACGATACACCCTAAAATATTATTTTTTATATATTTTTGGTTCTTTATGATATTTTGTTTTACTTTCTATATTTTTTTTGTTTTCTTTACTGATGATGTAAAATAATTCATTAAATTATCATTACTTATTTTATTTATAGACTTCTTGATTGATTTTCCTAAATCGTCAAAACTCATAGGTTCATCCTGCTTCATATAATGTTTCAATTGATTAAAGAGCTTTTCGATCGGATTGAGGTAATGATGATAAGGGAGCGTATGAATATAATCATTTTTACTGTTTTTTATAAATTCTTTTACTTTTGGATTTCTATGACTACTTGCATTATCCATTAATACTAACTTATTCTTTCTTTTATCAAGAATAGATTTGAGAAATTCAATTAATCTTTCATGATCTATTCCACCTTTTTTATATAATGTCCACCCAATTACTCCTTTTGTTGTTATTGCCATGATTAAAGTATGTTTAACAAATACAATATTATCTTTTGTAACTTTTTCTAATCTTTTACCAATTTCTTTTCTTCCTTTCATTTTTGTCATACCAATATTGAGCGATGTTTCATCAATTAAAATTATATCATTTATATCATATTTTTTAAGTTTACTGTAAAATTTCTTATATTCATCGTCATAGTCGATAGGTTTACTATATCTTGTATCTGGCTTATGTGTATGTTGTACTTTTTTATAAGTTAAATTTGCAAATTTAATTATATTTACAAGATGATTTTTAGATATAGTTATATCGTTGTATTTTTCATGGAAATTTGCTAATATATCATGTAATGTAATTGTTGGTTTATTTTTAATAAAAAATTGTTGCACTGATTTAAACCATTAATATTGGCAATCAATGCTAACATATTGTTATCAAGTTGTTTTCTTGATTATTACATTCATTGATCCAATGTAGAAAGATATGATATAGTAAAAAAATATTTAGAAGAAATAGGAATGTATATAAAAAAAGAAGATTATAATGAAATAAATAGATGGTTTTATATATTTGCCATCAAAGAATAAAATAATTTTATTTGTCATTATCAGATTTTTCTAATTGTTTTTTTATGCTTTGCTGATATAAGATGATTATTATATTGTGATTCATATAAATAACCTATTTTACAATTATCACAATAAAATTTAAAGTTCTTTTTTTGTTCTTCTTCTGTCATATGTTTTAATATTATATGTGATTTCATATCTGTATTTACTTTTGTCATATAATCACAATAAGAACATTTATCTTCTACTTTTTTATCACTTCGTATCTTCCTTTTTCCAGTTTTATGTAATTCTGTATTTAAATGTTTTTCATAACAATTCTTAATTTCAGTTCTATAATTACACTTTTCACATATATACTCTTTTGGCATTACTTACTATAATTATATGTAATTATTTTTTATATAATTATAAATTCAAAAAAATATTAATTATAATATATAATTTTATTTTATTTATAAATATAAAAATAATTAATTTATAATTACTTAAAGTTATTTTCTGCGTTATAATATATAATGAAAAGAAAAAAGCAGAAAATTAAAAATGATATAGAAAAGTTTGATTACATGAAAACAAACAAAGACAACATCAAAAATATAGTTAGAAATGATGATACTTTGAAAAAGTTAAATGAAATTGTTATTAATACTCACAAAATTGTTATACATGCATATAACTTTATTAAATTGTATTGTTTATATCTGTATGAGCATGATAAAACTATTCCACTGATTGACAAAGAGTTTATCATGGATGTATTTAAGGCAATTACTAAAAGAAAATGCAATAGTGGAGGATATAGAGAGGATAATATGCCACAACAACAAAAAGAACTAATTACTTTTTACAAAGATCATTATAAAAATGTAGTTGTTAAAGATGAAGAATTATATTATGATAAAATGAGTTATATTTTAGCATATGAAGCTATTGATATAGAAAAAAATATTAATGTTAATATTCAAGAACATTTTATACGACATTTCAATAAGTTTGTCAATGTATCATTTGACTTGAAGCAGAAAAATGACGAAATTACTAAATCAAAAATAACAAAAGAAGAAAAGAAAAAAGCAAGACAAGAATTAAACAAGGAGTTTAGAGATGTTAAAAATGATATATTAAGTTTTAGTAATGAATTAAAATCAAATAATAAATATCATAAATGGATTAAAGAACAAAGAAAAATAATTTTTGGCAATAAAACAAGCGTTGATAAAGATAGTATTTATTACGATTTAAAATCTAAAACACAAGAATACATTAAGCCATTAATTTATATTGGCAAAGAATTAGAAAAAGTGTATAATAAAATAGATGAAGAAATAAAGAAAGAAAATTATAAAATAGAACAAATACGATTATTCAATGTATTACCATTGAGAACAAATATTATTAGTAAAAATGTATGCATTGATAGTTGTAGTTTAATACAGAATTTTATTGGAAAAAATAGTGGCGAATACTTCAAAAATTATAAGAAGGATAATAATGAATATGATCTGTGGAATAAATTTTTTGATTTAAAAAAGAAAGCCTTTAAGAAAAATAAAAATACATATAAATTTAATTATATGATAAAAACAGATGCAGTATCAGTATCAATACTATTTATTAGATTAAAAGAAGATGGTGAACAGATGACAAGACCAAATAAACAATGTAGATGTGAAGATGATACTGAATATATAGAGAAAATCCAATTTACAGAAGAAATGAAAAAGAAAAAAATTATAGCTATTGATCCCAATTTTAGTGATTTAATTTATTGCGGAGCTAAAAATAAAGATGGTGAATTGGAAACATTTAGATATACGCAAAATCAAAGGAGATTAGAAACAGGAAAAAAGAAATACATGAAAATAATAGATAGTGAAAATAAGAAAGTAAAAATAGATGATAAAACAATAAAAGAAATTGAATCTGAATTGTCAAAATATAACTCAAAATCAAATAGTTATGAAAAATTTAAAGAATATTTACAAGTAAAAAATAAAATAAATTTGCAACTATTTGAACATTATAATAAAGAATATTTCAGAAAATTCAAATTAAACCGTTTTATAAATACACAAAAAAGTGAAAGCAAAATGATAAACAATTTCAAAAACAAATTTGGAGATAAAAATGATGTCATAATTATAATGGGGGACTATGATAAAAAAGAACACATGAAAAGTTTAGAGCCTTGTATTTGTAAGAAATTTAGAAGATTATTTAGAAATGCAGGTTATCAAACTTTTTTAGTTAATGAATTTAGAACATCAAAATTATGTAATTGTTGTCATGAAGAAATTGATCCATTTTTGGAAAGATTGAGTCACAAACCAAAAGACATAAAGAAAGGTAAACTTATTTTAGTGCATGGATTACTTTGCCATATAGGCAATAAACAGAGTTGTGAGCTAATCCATAATCGCGATAAGAACGCCGTTCAAAATATATTATATATTGTGGACGAAATCAAAAAAACAGGCAAACGACCACTGAAGTTTAGCAGAACGAATTCATCAGAACTACACGGTTCTGTATAACCAAATTTTTATGGCTGGACTGTATCATTTAAAATAGTTCTCGCTGTAAAACTATACCAATGTTAAATACTATAAGAAACAATATTATTCAATATCTAAATTTAATAAATATAAACTCACCTATTAACGCAGAAGGAAATAATTATTATGATGTATCTAAATGTTATATCGGTATGCATGGAGATAGTGAAAGAAGACTAGTAATAGGACTAAGATTAGGCAAACAATTTCCATTATACTTTAGAGGATATAATAATTCATTACCAATTTCAAATACACTGCAGATTAATTTAGAAGGTGGGGATTTGTATATTATGTCTGATAAAGCAACTGGTAATGATTGGCATAAAAGGAAAATAAATACACTAAGACATGCAGCTGGTATATCTGGGATTTAAATTTATAATTATATTGATTATAGTAATTATTTTATAAAATTTATATATATGGATACATTTATCAATATATATAAAGCTATTAAAATTAACAATATTTTAACTATTGATAATTCCAATGATATTATATATAATACTATACACACACATTTTACTATTTATTTTTATATGAATGATTATATACACGATATAATTCAATCATATAATAAAAATAGTAATAAAATAATATCACAATTTAATAATGATTATGATAGAACTAATATTATGTTAAATAAAGTTAAATATAAATCCGCTAATGATTTTATAACAGAATTAGGTAAAATAACAAATAATTATGCATTAATTATATTATTATGTTGTCAATCATCTTTAGCATTCCCAGTTGAAATATTACATAAATTATTTCTTTCTAATGAAAATAACAATATAACTATAATTCATAATACATATATAAAATCATCGATAAATATAACAATAAACGAAAATAATATATTAATAAATATAGATGTAAGTTTTAGTAAAATAATAATAGAACCATATAAAATATTGGCACAAATAATAATTACATTGTCAATTAATTTATCAAATACAGATAGTGAAAATATAAATAATAATATATGTATAATGGATATATTTGTTAAAAAATAAAAATTGAATATGTATATTATTAGTTAATAATATCTATTAATAATCATATATTATGAATATCAAAAATATCAAATTTATTAAAAAACTTAATATGCATTCTATTACATATTTAGTTAATGATAATTTATATGAAATCAAAATTAGATGTAAAGAAGATACATATAATAATATTTTATTAGTATATATACAAACTAAATGTGATATAAATATAATAGATGATTTATCTAGTGTTATACATAAAAATTTATATTCATCATATACATGTGATAGAATAATATGTTTATGTAAAGATGAAAATGGTTTAATGAAAACTAGAAAACGTAATCGTATTATGGATGAAGATATGGCTATAGCTGAAGTAATAAATAATACAAATGCAAAAATAAATAAAGATACTACTATAATAAATACACCAAATAGTATAAATATAAATAAACATGATGGATATATGAGTGCAACAATGACTAAATTTTTTCAAAATGAAGATAAATATACATATTTATTGAAATTATTTAATATAAATAGTGTGGAAGATATGATTACATTTTTATGTATGGCAGATAATGAAAAAATGAAATTATTTAGTAAGAATGCATATAATGAAATTATGGAATTTTTATTAGAAAAAGGACTACAATATGAATTATTTATTATAAATACTATTAAAGAACGTATTAATAATACTGATTTATCATTTATTAAAATAGTAAATGATCAATATCCAGAATATAATAAATATAATACTTATCTAACAAATACACAAAAAGCTATGCAAGATAAAATAGATATTATATATCAAGGTATGATTCAAACTGATTCAAATAATGATTTAAAACTACGCGGATTCCCTGATTTAATAATATCTAAACGTGCTTTCAAATATTTATTTGTAAATAAAATAGATAAACACACACAAACACATATAGAAGCTTTTGATAAATTAAATGAAGAACATATTTTAGCTGATTATTTAATAGTTGATATAAAATCATCTACTGCTATATTAAATATAGATGGAATGACATTGCGCAATAGTGGTTTATTAAAATCATATAAATCACAACTAGCTGTATATGGATATATTATGAATGATATATTACATAATCAAGATTATCCAATGCAACATGTAGGCGTTTATATATTGCCACATAATATAAAAATGTCTAGTGCTTCTAAAATAAATAGTTTCACATATGATGCATGCAATCCTATATCTAATGATAAATTATTTGTAGCTAAAATAGATCTAGAAGGTTTAGATTTAGATTATTATATTAAGTTAGGTAAAACATATAATAATTATAGCAATTGTATAGAAATATATACGAATACTATTAATAAAGTAGATGATTATAAAATACCAATTACATTTTTATATGATAAACAAATAGAATTTCTACGTAAATTATCAAAAACAGATTTAGATGATTATATAAAGTGTAATAAATTACTACCTATTAATATAGAAGATATTGAAAATATTGATTTTGATAATAAATATATGCCATTTGTAAGAACAAATATGGGTGACTATTTAGATATCAAAATATGGTTATCAAAACAAACAAGATCAATTATGTTAGTAAGAGGTTTTACACAAAAAATAATGGAAAATTTACATGATAACAATATTACAAGTTATCTACAAACAAATAAATTATTAAATGTTTTAACAGAAATAAATAATAAAAATGGTACTGATATCGAAATACCATATGCTATTATAAGTGCTAATGATGCTAAATATAATAAAATTTTATATTGTGATGATATAAAAACTAAATATAATCAGTTTCATAAAAAAATAATGAATACCAAAATAAAAGAAGGCACTTTAAAAGATACATCAAAAGATATAGTTGGCAAGAAAATATTATTATGTCTTGATTTTGAAACTATATCAAACAAATTAATCACAAATATGTGTAAAAAAAAATTTGATTTTAATATAAACGAAGATTATGATGACTTTGGATCTGGACAAAAAGTTTTTATGATTGGTTGTAATAGTTTTATTAATAATAATTCATATTTGGAACCATTAGAGAATAAGCAATATATATTAGATAAAATAGTGCATGATACATTGGACACAGATATAGAATTATTATTTATAGAACTTCAAAATTTTATAGAATATAATATAAAAAAATATAATGTAAAACATGATGATATAGGATTTATTATATGGTCTAATTTTGAAATATCTGTACTTAAAACAATTAAAAATGTTAATAATAATTTATCATATGATTCAGTGGCAAATATATATAAATTATATGGAATAGAAATAATAGATATAATGGCATTATTTACTAGTTATCCTTTATTAAGTGTTAAAGGCGCATTTGATTATTCAATAAAAAGTATTGCAAATGCTTATTACCAACATAATTTAATTGAACAAAAAGATATTTGGGACAAAACAATTAAAAATGGTTTGGATGCATCATATTATGCATTATGGTATTATAATGCAAAATTACACAATGATGATAAATATGAATATTATAAGGGAAAATTTGAAGATATAGTAAGATATAATGATATAGATTGTTCAATAATGGCAAATATAATAAATATAACATATAAATTATTGCAAAAATAAATATATATATATAATATATAATATGAATAATATTGATTTAATATTATTAGGTCTTTTTTTATATCTAATATATAAATATTTATATACAAATACAAATACAAATATAAATACACGAGAACATTTAGATACACAAGAACAATTATTTTTAGGTATTAATAAAAACGGGCCATTTACACTTGCTATGTATAATGCTACCAATATTTTAGAAAATTATAGTATTCAGGATGGTTTATTAATGCAAGGTATTAATAATAAAACATGTTTATATGATATACCATCTGAAAATGATAAGTATAGAACTTTAGGAACTATATTATCAGATGATAAAATAGTATTTAATGATGTAGAAACATATGGTAATATAATATTGAAAAATTACATAACACGTGTATTGATAGATTTATATAATAATCCAGAAACAACAGAAAAATCACAACTGCATGAATTATTTGGAACATCAGCAAAATCATCATATAATTTATCTATAGACGATGTAGGACAACTTATTTTATTAAAAATACAAATAGAAGGAAATACAAAATGTGAAACTAAAATAAATATTCATGATGAAAACAAAATTACCTTTAATAATATAGTAGATTTTATACATAGTACCATAGTAGTTAGTAATATGATAGCGTTGAAAGAGTTAGAAGAAAGTAATAATAAGCCAGATATATATAATATTTTTGATTGTACAATTATTAAAGATATTATGTTAATAATACATAATGCTGATAAATTTACATCAATTGAAACAACTAAAAATATTATTATAAATAAATTTAAAACGTTATATAAAACAATATATGAATTAAAACAAAAAGAATCAGAATTAATTACTACATGTAATAAATTATTGACACCTACAATAGATACAACTATAACAAATAATAATACAGATACAACTATAACAAATAATAATATAGATACGACTAATATGGATACAACAAGTCAAAATATATTATTGAGTGATATTATGAGTAATAATGTAGAAACATTTATGAATATGAAAAATAAAAGTAAATTATTGCCATATATAAATAAATCATATGGATATGATATAAATTGGAATTAATATATTAGTAATAATTTAATTATATTTTTATATAATTAAATTATTTATAGTTATATAGTATGTTATGAGTACATCACACTTATGTGATTTTATTACTTATATAAATTTTATTGATTATATAGGAGGTGGTAGTAGTTCTATATATCCATTAATAACAGATAATGATTTTCAAAAAAAGATAGGTAAAATATTTAGTAAATATGAAGTAAAAAAACAGTTAAGTTTTAAAGAAATATGTTGGCCTGAAAAATTTACTTATCAACCTTCTCAATTATTTGTTGCTGATTATATTAATCCTAATACACAATACAAAAGTATTCTATTATATCACAAAATAGGTGCTGGTAAAACATGTGCGGCTATTAATATTGCCGAACAATGGAAATATAAACGTAATATTATTTTTGTATGTCCTGCTTCTTTAACTGGAAATTTTTATAAAGAATTACGCTCGAAATGTGCAGGTAATGAATATATTACTATGGCAGAACGTAAAGAATTAGAAAAATCAATACCTGGATCTGATACATATAATTCAATAATAAAACAAGTGCATAAACGGATAGATAAATATTATAAAATAATGTCATATAATAGATTTGTAGATTTATCAGAAAGAAAAAAAATAGATCTAACAAATAGTTTATTAATAATAGATGAAGTGCAAAATATTGTTTCTGAAAAAGGTATTTATTATCAAACATTTTTACGTGAAATTAATAAAGCCCCTACTAATTTACGATTAGTTATTATGTCAGCCACTCCTATGTTTGATAAACCAGTTGAATTAGCATTGACAATAAATTTATTAAGACCTATTGAAAAGATGCCAATTAATCCATTATTTAATCAGACATTTTTAAAAGAGAAAAAAACAAAAGATTTTACAACATATAATATCAAAAATATAAATAAATTAAAAAAACTATTATCTGGTTATGTGTCATATTATCCTGGTGCTCCTGAATATGCATTCCCTTCTAAATCATTAAGATATATAAAATGTGTTATGAGTTCATATCAATATTCTGTATATAAAATTATAAGTGCAGGTGAAGGATCTATACGTGATAGTGATATATTACAATTACCAAATGATTTTTTTATTGGGTCCCGTACAGTTTCTAATATAGCATTTCCTAATCGTTTTATTGGTGAAAAAGGATTTGATGCATTCAAAGGTTATGCATTAAAAGAAGATCTAATTAAATATTCATGTAAATTTTATAAAATATTATCTTCTATTAAAAAAACCAATCAATTACACTTTGTATATTCCAATTTTAGACAATATGGTGGTATTGCTTCTTTTATTAAAGTTTTAGATGCAAATGGTTTTAAAAATTTAAAAACACATGGTCCAGGAAAAAATAGATATGCAATATGGTCTGGGGAAGAAAATATAGAATACAAGGAATATACGCGAGAAATATTCAATACAAAAGAAAATATAAATGGATCACTTGTTAAAGTTATATTAGGGTCTCCCGCTATAAAAGAAGGTGTGTCTTTATTACGTGTGCGTAAAGTTCATATTTTAGAACCATATTGGAATATGTCTCGTATTGAACAAATTATAGGTAGAGCTGTTAGATTTTGTTCTCATAAAGATATGCATAAAGACGAACGAGAAGTAAAAATATATATTTATATAGCAGTAGATCCTTATAATAAAATAAATACAATAGATAAACATATTATGAATATGGCATTTAGTAAAAATAAATTAATTAATCAATTTGAACAGGTATTACAAGATTCTGCTATTGATAAATATTTATTTCAAAATATTTAATTCCGTAAAAATATATGTTTGCTATTTTTATATCAACAATAACATTATTGATATAAAAACGCATCTAGTTTTTTATCTGTTTGCTGATTTGATTCTTGTATCTCTATATCCTGTTTTTTTGTTTTGCAAAACAGTTACTTTGCCGTGTTTAGTTATATATTACAAATATTAGACCTATTATTGTATCAAAATTCCAATTTTTTCTAATATATAATTATTTATAATAAAATTGTATTGATGATAAAATAAAATTAATTATTTACTTTTGTATTGCCATATAGTTTTATAATATTGATAACTATTAATACATTCATATAAATGACATACTACACTATTTTCAGTTTTTGGATTTATTCCACATTGTACACATAATAATGGATTAGCTATTTGGTAATTAATAGCACATTCTTTATTACAATGATTATAAATACCATAAATATCATTAGGTAATAATTTTCCACATAACATACATATAGTAGGAGGTGATAAATGATTTTGTAAATTTCGCGTTGATTCTTTTATATTTATTTTTTTTGCACAATTTATGCAACAAGTTAGGTTTAAATTTATTTTAATACCACAACCTGGACATAATTTTTTTTGTTCATCTATTATATTCAGATTGATATTATTATCTTTTTCATAATACATCATACATATCTTACCACAAAAATTATAAATATTTTTATTATTATCAATACAATTTATATGTAAGTTTCCTAGTAATACTTTGCATCTTCCACAAGTGATACCTTCCATTTTTTAAATTAATATAAGATATTATTAATTTCTTCAATAAATAATAAATTCAATTTTAATTATTGTATTTAATACGGTTTTCCTATAAAATAATAATATTTCAAAATTTTAGACTATCAATAGTTGCATCCAAATTACTTGGTAATAAACCATTTGATCTAATAATTTCATATAACTTATCAGCAATCTGGTATTGTGCTATTAATTTACCATCTTTTTGTAAAGAACATAACTTTTTTACAAATCTAAGTAATTCTTGTTTATTTTGAACAATATGCATTACTGTATCAAATACAGATATACCGTCTTCACAATGTTGTGTTAAATTTGCATCATATTTATGAGAACTACAAAAAAATGATTTAGTAAAAGTTATTGTTTCATCACCATATTCTACTAATTCACGTAAATACATACTATATGATATAGTTATACTAAAATTTTCACATAAACCTAACACTAAGGATTCTTCATCATATTGAACATTAACTATTTTATCATTAATTAAAAATTGCTTTACTGTGTCGGTTTCATGGTCATAAGTCCCAGAATTATTACTATAATAATCAAAAAAATATTCAATAATAGAACATGTTATATCATGATCACGATTATCATAATTACAACTATGATATTTCATTCTATCTTTATATTCTTTAATTTGTGTGGAATGATCTTTATTTAATTTTTCTTGGATTTTTTCCATTTTATTGCAAAATGGAGTTTGTAAAATTGATAATTGCAATTTGTTTTTTGCATCAACATTAATATCTACATATTCCATTAAATAATAATAAGTAAATAACAAGATGTATAAATGAGTTGCATTTAATAGTGGTTGTCTATACAAAAGAATCAGTAATTTACAATTTGGAACAATTGCTAATCTTACTATTTTTCCATTTTCAAATGTAAATGGCAATATTTGTGCTTTATTACTATGCAAACAATTGCCTTGACAATTTAAATAATAATTTTCAAGAGCTGGATGTATATTGAAATTATATAATGGATAATGCATACTCTGCATTAAATTTACATAGTCTGTATTTAACTTATTAATAGATACACAACAAAATCCATTAATAAGCCATTCTGAAATATTTAAAATTATTTCTTTAGGTAATTGAGCTAATGTTGTAACTTTTTCTTCTAAATTAAATAACTTATACATTAACAATTTATAATCATTACTATTTTTGATTTGTTTCAATTTAAAATGAAACAAACACAACATTTTATTATATTCTTTTACAATTTTATTATACATGTTTAATCTTTCTACTAATAATTTATGATTTAACAATTCATTTGTTTCAGCTGGTGTATAAAATGGTCTTTTATGTAAAATAATTACAGGTTTTTGTGGAATGTTTGTATATGGAAATTTTGACATTTTTGTGGTAATTCAAAGGGCTATCTCACCCAGTTAGTTAAATATTAAATAATAATGGACTCAATAAATAAATTATATTTCAATTTTTATTGAATTTTTATTGTTCCTATTATATTATTCATTATTATAATACATTATCCATATCTTACCATAAAAATTATAAATATTTTTATTATTATCAATACAATTTATATGTAAGTTTCCTAGTAATACTTTGCATCTTCCACAAAATACCATCCATTATTTAAATTAATATAATATATTATTAATTTCTTCAATAAATAATAAATTTAATTTTAATTATAGTATTTAATACGATTTTTCTATAAAATAATAATATTTCAAAAATTTAGACTAGCAATAGTTTCATCCAAATTACTTGGTGCTAAACCATTTGATTTAATAATTTCATATAACTTATCAGCAATCTGATATAGTTCAATTAATCTACCATTTTTTTGTAAAGAACATAATTTTTTTATAAATTCTACTAATTGCTGTTTTTGGCAAAACTTTAACAATACTGTATTAAATACAGTATTACCATCCATACAATCTTTTGTTAAATCTGCATCTCGACTATAATGATTACATTTAATTTTTCTTTTGTATGTACAATCTTTACAAAATGTACAATATATAGGGTGTAAAATTGATAATTTTAATTTATTATTTGCATTAGCATTAATATCTATATATTTCATTAAATAATAATAAGTAAATAACAAAATGTATAAATGAGAAGCATTTAATAATGGATGTCTATATAAGAGAATTAGCAAAGCACAATTTGGAACAATTGCTAATCTCACTATTTTTACATTTCCAAATTTTTCATTTTCAAATGTAAATGTAAACATTTGTGCTTTATTACTATGCAAACAATTTCCTTGACAATGTAAATAATAATTTTCAAGAGCTGAATGTAAATTAAAATTATATAATGGATATTGCATACTTTGCATTAAATTTATATAGTTTATATTCAACTTATTTATAGACACAAAACAAAATTCATCAATAAGCCATTCTGAAATATATAAAATTATTTCTTTAGGTAATTGAGCTAATGTTTTAACTTTTTCTTCAAAATTAAATAACTTATACATTAACAATTTATAATCATTACTATTTTTGATTTGTTTCATTTTAAATTGAAATAAACACAATATTTTATTATATTCTTTTGCCATTTCATTATACATGTTTAATCTTTCTACTAATAATTTATGATTTAACATTTTATTTATTTCATCTGATGTATTAAATG